TCTCGGGCTTTGAACCGCGACGCAGATGACCCGATCGTTATCCGTCTTGCCGCCCGTAATCAACTTCTCAACTCCCGTGACGGTAACCGTCAGATGGCTGATCGTGTTGATGCGATCCGTGACGAGTTGGATCGTCGTGGTGTGCGTAGACCGACTGCGTTCCGGAACCTTGTCGGGCGTGAAGCCGCTCAGCGGCGTGACAATGAAGCCGTGCAGGGTGTTGTTGATCCGATCAACCCTGAGGCCGCTGAGGCTCTTGCTCAGAGGATTGCCGATCAGAAGAAGCGTTACCGTGACGCGGTTGATGCGTCGTTCCGTGAGCGTTTTGGTGATGATCGCCCATGGGAGGATCCGGCGATCAACATTCCTGTCGATCAACTAGATGCCGACAATATTGAGGGATGGGCACGGCAAGTTTTCGATGGCGTAACTGGCACCGATAGGCGTGGGCGGGTTTTGAAGACACGTGTAACCAGCGTCCGTCAAATGGGTGGCTATCATGTGATCAACGGTTCCGTCTTGGCGATTGATGCGGATGGAAATGAAAGAGTGGCAGGAACGTTCACTCGTCACATTAATCCTGATAAGAAGATGGTGTACAACGCCTACTTTGCCCTCAACGAGGAATATCGCGGAAGCGGCATGGCGACCGTGTTCAATAATCAGGCATTTGCTTGGTACAAGGCTTCTGGCTTCAAGAGGGTGGAGGTTTCTCCTGCGTTGGAGGATGGCGGCTGGGTGTGGCCGAAGATGGGCTTTGCCCAGAAGGCCGACACCCCCGCCGATAAGGCTTCTGCTACCGCTCGCCTTCAACGGCTGGTAGCCGGAATGAAGCAACAACTGGAATCAAGGGATGCTGGTAGGGAATCCCTCATTGATTCTGATCAGAACGCCGAGATGATTCGCGGGTTGATCGCTAGGGCAGAAGCCGCGAACTTTGATCCCGATGTTTCGCCACGTCACTATGACTTCATGATGGCGATCACCCCTCGCACAAAAAATCAACAGAAGACTATCAAAAGGGAGTTCAAGGCTAATGGGTGGGATCTTCACAACACCCGCGCCGCCCTTGATTTGGAAGTTGGCGAATATGTTTCACCGCTGAAAGCGGCTAGCCCTCTCGGCTACAAGGCACGTGCTCCGCGAGACGACATGCTTATGGTTGATCTTGGCGCAATGCCCGGTGACGTTCCGGTCCCTCGGCGTATCAAGAACCGAAACATCCGCACCCAATCCGCTGCCGTCAGGTTTGTGAGGGAAGGCGGCAACATTAACGAAGTTCCAAACGAGTATCTGCTTGAAGCCATTCAGCAGAACGCAAGTTTGGATGAGGTTGATGCGACTTCCCGGTTCCGTCAGATTCCAAAGAACGGTGGAATCATCGGCGATACACGAATCTTCGTTATTCGTGGTGAGGACGGTAAGGCTGGTACTCACGGTTTCGTTTTGAAGGGTGCAGGAACTAACGACAACATTGGCGAGTTGTTGGGTAACAACTTTGCTGCCGCCCATGGCATTATTGACGATGGTGCTGCTTGGGATGGTCGTGGCGGTCGTAGGCGAAACGTGTTCGTGGTGATTCCTCACGCATTCAACGCTGCCCCTGATGGGGATGTGAGGCTTGTCGGCAACGGTCCGTCAAACTATTACCCTCAGGGGCTTCGTGGAACAATTGATGATGGGCATCCACAGTTGTTGACTCATTTCTTGCACGAATATTTGATGAACGTAAATGATCGTCATGCGGGTAATGGCATGACCTTGCGTGTCGGTGATCAGGCTGTCGTTTTCCCGATTGATGCTGGTTGGGCTACGCGAGGTGGGGATCCTGACCAATCCATGTTCCAGTGGGTTCGTTCATTTAGTATGAATCCGTCGATCTTGTCTAACGTCAGGAATTACCACGACGGTTTGGATCCGGATAAGCAGCAGCAGTTCCGTGCGAAGATTCGCACTATTGTTGATGACATGGTTGAGCGTTCCAGCAGGGTTTCTCAACTTACGAGGGACGATTTATTGACAAGGTATTTGCCGGATCGTGAAGTTCTTCGCAAGGCTGGTGTTCCGGAACAGGAAATTGATCAGCAGGTTCGTCAAGCGAAAACACAAATAGAAGCCATTATGAATAGTTACCGGGCACGTGCGACAAAACTTCGCTCAGACAAAAATAGGCTTCTGAAACAAATTCTTGGTGACAACTATGCGAACTGAGTACGCAATTTTTCACGGACCGAATGACAATGATCCTTGGAACATCGCAGGTGGTCCTGTAACTGGTGCATTGATGTTCAACGGTGAACGCATGTTCGCAGTCGGCGGCGAAGACTTCTTGTCGGTGCTTCAGGAGCAGATGAAGGAACAGTTTGTCGCTTCTGGTGACGAGCCCCTGCTTCGTTTTTTTGGTGGAAATCCTTTTTCTCCGATAGAAGTTTTTTCTGGTTTGGAGGGTTCGCAAGAGTACGAGAAGGTTTCTCAGCAGTTCCCCGGCAGCACTGTTCAGATAAATCTTGAAAAGGAGGAGTCTGATGGCTGAATCGATTTCTGACTCCGACAAGACCGCCATCAGGCGTTTGCTGTTGGAGCGTGTGCCTCAGGCGGATCGTCGCGGAAAGATCCTCCAGTTGGCTGCCGCCCTCGGTGACGCCATGGAAGAAGATGATGACTGGTACTCGGCCATCTATCACTATGCCCTCCCAGAGAACTGGCAAGAGTTGGAACGCGACCATCAAGAGTTCGTTGTTGGCGGTTCGATAGATTTCTCTGAGTTTGATTTGAGCAAGAGGCAGCGTCGTGGCCGATAAGCCAGAGGATCGCAAGCGGATGATCCGCAGGATGGCCCGCTACTTGGGTTGCACCGGCACCCACGAGGGGCCGAACGGTCAACTGATGCCGTGTTCTTCAGCGGAAGAGTTGAACCGGATTTCTGATCGTGCTGAACCGAAGAAGAAGATGCACATCGTTGAGATGGAGAAACCGAAGAAGCGTCGCCGGGTTGGCAAGAAGCCTCGCCGCTGGGAACCACTCGGTGAGCGTGGTGTTCTGAGCATTGAGACACTTCCGGGCGGCGGTCTAGTTTCCGGTAAATCTTTCTTGTATGGGCGTGCGAAGCCTCGCCTCGGAGACCCTGACGTTTTCACAACGCCAGATGCGGCACGTTTGAGGGCACGCACTTTGGGGTGCATCGGTATTGCCCGCCGACAAACACCGGATGGTGATGTCGTTTGGACGCCTTGCACGAATGTTTCGGATTACCGTCGTCGCATGGGCGTCGGCCCGCAGGCTGCTCGTGATCGTGCTCGGCGTGAACGGGAAATGGAAAGGCGTTTGGCGCGTCGTCTTGATAGGCGGATGCGTCGGCGTGGGCGGGAGGAAGTCAAGGCGCTTCCGAAGGCCAACCCGAATAGGGAGTCTGCCACCCCGGCTCTTCCGGAGGAGCGGATCAGTGGGTCAAGTAGAAATCCGAAGGGTTCTGCTGCTTCACGTTCCTCGGGTCGCGGGATCGAACTGAGTGCCGCAACTGTTGAAACTTTGAAGAAGAAAGTGAAAGAGCACAACGAGAAAATGCGTGAGCAGAATAAGCCTGATCACGCGATGGCTTCTTTGGGCGCTTTGAAGTCTGTGTGGCGTCGTGGCGCCGGTGCTTTCTCCGTTTCTCATCGTCCGGGCAAGACTCGTTCGCAGTGGGCGTTTGCCCGCGTGAATGCGTTTTTGAGGATTCTTGCTACTGGTAAACCCAGCAATCCGCGTTATCTAACTGATAACGATTTGCTACCCAAAGACCATCCTCGTAGGTCTGGTTCTAAATCTTTGCCTGCTCCTGTTACACCGAGGATCTTCTAACTATTACCTCTTTTGTTGGCCTTTACACTACGGAAGGTCAACACGGTGTAATCTATCTGTAGACAGCGGTGGCTGGGTGCTTACCTGAGCCTAAATGTCAAAAGCAAACATCCATCCACATCTATTTCTACGAGGAGTAGGAAAATGTCAGTAGACGAATCCCGTCTCAGCGAACTTCAGGGCGCTCTGCGCAAGAAGATGGCTGACAACAAGGAGATCGCCGATTCTTTCAAGTTGGAAGATGGCGTCATGCAGGTCTCCGCTGATCAGAAGGCCGCGTTCGATCGCAACATGGCCGACATCAAGGAAATCAAGAGCCTCATTGAGGGTCTTGAGGGTATGCGCGAGGTAGAGCAGTGGGGCGAGCGTCCGGCCACCGAGTCGGTCGCTGCCAAGGCTGATGCTGCCCAGCACGCCGCCGAAATCCGCGAAGCGCTCCGGGGCAAGAGCCTCGGCGAACTCTTCACCGAGTCCGCTGAGTTCAAGGCCCTTGATGGCGGTCGCAACGGCGCCAACATGCCTTCACCGTGGTCGCTCAAGGCCGCTGATTTCACCGGTTATAACGTCAAGGACGTGTATTCGGCTCTTCCGACCGGCACCCCCGGTGCCTTCGGTTCGATCCAGCGTGATCCCATCGTGGTTCCCCCGATGCGGACCCGTCGCGTTCGTGACCTCTTCCCGACCCGTACCACCACGGCTGCCGTGATTGAGTACTTCCGGATGACTGGCTTCACCAATGCCGCTTCGACCGTTGCTGAGCGCAGCGGTTCGGCGTTCGGTGCCAAGCCCCAGTCGTCGTTCACCTTCGTTGGTGAGCAGGCTCCGGTTCGTACCATCGCCCACTGGGAGGCTGCCCACCGGAACGTTCTCGCTGACGAGCCGCAACTGCGTTCGATCATCGACAACGAACTGATGTACGGTCTCCGTCTCCAAGAGGATGAGCAGATCCTCAACGGTGACGGCTCGGGTGAGAACCTGACCGGCGTCCTTCAGACCTCGGGCATCCAGACCTACACTTGGTCTGACGGTGCGACCTCTCCGGTTGCGGACACCAAGGCTGACGCGATCCGTCGCGCCGCCACCTTGGCGTTCCTCTCGTACTACGAGCCGACCGGCGTCGTCCTTCACCCGAACGATTGGGAAGACATCGAACTGACCAAGGATGCAAATGGTCAGTACCTCGTTGCCGTCTCCGTCGCCATGGGTGGCGAGCCGCGCATCTGGCGCATCCCGGTTGTTGAGACCCCCGCCATCGCCGAGGGCACCGCTCTCGTCGGTGCGTTCGGTACCGGCGCTCAACTCTATGACCGCGAGCAGGCCAGCATCCGCGTGTCCGAGCAGCACAGCGACTTCTTCGTCCGGAACGCGATCGTCGTTCTGGCGGAGCAGCGCCTCGCGCTCGCCGTCAAGCGCCCCGAGGCTTTCGTCTCGGTGGACTTCGACGCGGCTCCGTCCTGATCTAACTGATCAGACATACGAGTTAGGCATCCCCTCGGCCTTCGGGCTTAGGGTTCAGCCCCCCAGCCTTCGGGTTGGGGGGCTTTGCCTTTCTCCCTTGTGAAACAACTTATTTCCTCTTTATTTACTCTGGTATTATCTATTAGGCTGGAGGTGGGTTGTGTCTTCAAATCGGTTTCGCCGCAAGGGCTTAGGGATCTTTGCCCCTGTTGCGATTCTTGCTTTATTGAGCGGTGGAAGCGTCGCGGCAGCCTCTTACAGCGTGACAGTTGAGTCCGAATGGACATTCACCCTTGAGGCAGACGCAACCGTGTACATCTACGGAAACTCCAACCGAAGTTGCAACGAGGGTGGAGCCGACCCGTACCTGTGGTTGTATGACGATGGGCCTGAAACGGCTGGGACGCTGATCACCCAAGATGATGACGGGAACCACAACATCAATGATCAGTGTGTTTCCTCAAAAATTGTTGCGAGCCTGACTGCTGGCGATTATCTGATTCGGGCAGGGTATTGCTGCAATCAACGCGGGTTGGGATTCGACGGGCCTGATTACGAACTGGTCATCTCGGACGTTGAGTTGGATGGCGGACCAGCCACAACAACCACGACGACAACTACCACGACGACAACCACGACAACAACAACGACTGTTCCGCAAACCATTGGGGCACCAACAAACCTCACCCTGACCGTCGACTACTCCAACGGAACCGTTACCGCCGACTGGGATGCGCCAACAGATGGGAACATTGACCCCGAGCGTTACGCCATCGGTTTCGGTCTGAACGACGAAGGGAACGCTGGGCCGTACGGAGTGGCAACCGGCAACGTCGGCGACGAGAACGCCCTAAACACCCAATACACGTTCAACGCCTCATATCTGGAGAGCC